CTTCCCATTTTGACTGGTTTTTAGCATATGTCATAACCTCTGTCAAATACTTCTTTGTTTTACGAGAACGTTTTTTCGGCGGACGAGTTTGTTTATCTGGTTTAATCTCGATAAGATACGTTCTGCCGTCCTTCATACGAATAAACAGATCAACAAAATAGCGATGTACCTTACCGTCAGTTTTACAACGATATGGAACAACCACACATTCTGAATTCCAACCTATGACATCTTTATTGTTATCCAACCACTTAAAGGTTGTGCGTTCCCAAGATGATCTATAAACAACATTCGTATGATCACCCTCATACTTCTTTATGTTCTTTATTTTGTATTTTCCTTTATAAAATTTCATATGAACTAATCATTCCTTATAAATAAATATATGAAAGAATGGCAAAAAGAACTAATTGAAAATCCACCACCTCTATCAAATATTTATACCCATGATGAATGGACTGACATTGTTTTAAACGAGTTGCTTGGGCCACATGAGTCTTGTAAAGGTGAAGCAAATGCCTTTTACGGTTTACACCATACTGATGAATCCAAGGAAGCAATATCAAAAGGTATCAAGAAATGGATCGCATCACTTTCAGATGAAGAGCGTATTGCGGCATTTGGTAGAAAAGGTAAACAAAACGGAATGGCTGGCCGTAAAAGATCTGGAAAATTAAATCCAATGTTTGGTAAGCGGCAAACTGAAGAAACTAAAGAACTAATTTCTAAAGCAAATACTGGTAAAAGACGCACTAAAGAAACAAAGGAAAAACTTAGTAAATCACACGTACTATGGTGGGAATCTAATCCAGAAGCCCGTAAAAATAGATCAGAAGAATACAAACGCAGAGGAATTAAACCTCCTTCAGTAAAAGGGCTTTTATGGTGGAACAATGGTAAAAGCGTTAAACGTTCTAAAGATTGTCCAGGCGAAGGATGGGTCCGTGGCAGACGCTTATAACGCTTGGCGCTCCCAAAGAGATCGATACTTTACCTTTGCGTGATCACCTTCGTATTTACGCTTGTTCTTTACATTATATCTACCAGAATATGCCACAGTAAACGTTATAAATAGACTTAACTAAGCTTATTTATATGTCATTTGCAGATGTAGGAAACGCAATTAAAGGAGAGCTCGCTGAAACAGTGGTCCAAGCCGTAAGTGGCAATCGAACATCTTTATCGGATGGCGGGCCTAATCTTTTCTTTCCATCAGATTTAGAAATCTATAATAGACCATATATTCGATTTGGTTGTCATTCAAATGATCCAAACGAAATATTAAGGCATATTTCTTTACCATGTCCTCCCGGCATTTCGTTTAGTGATGGCGCCGAATATACGACGATTGATATGGGCAAGATCGCAGCCCTTGCAGATATTACAAAGGCTGGAATCGAAGGATTTCAATCGGGTGATGGTGCTTTAGGTTCGATTGGTGGTGCATTAGGTGGCGCAGCAGGAAGTGCAAGGGATCAGGCATTATCAGGCGGTGCCATTGGTGCAGGCATTCTCGCTGCACGTAAACTTGGTGCTGATGAAATTGCACAAGGACTGGAGTTTACAAGCAGAAGAGTTGTTAATCCTCGAACAAACACCGCTTTTACTGGAAATACATTAAGATCATTTGAATTTTCATTTAAGCTTATTGGTTCAAATAGACAGGAAGTCGAATCAATTCGTCAAATTCAAAAGTATTTCCAAGAACAGGTTTATGCTCAAGAACTTGGAGGACAAAAGGTCATGCTAAAGTATCCTAATCAATGGACAATACAATTCATGAATCCAAATGGCAGTGAGCTTACGCATATTCCTAAAATTTATACGTCGTACTTGACAAGCTGTAATACACAAATTAATTCAACCGGTGCAACTTTCCGTAAGGACATGTCACCATACGAGGTCGATGTTTCGCTTTCTTTCCAAGAAACCAAGGTGCTTACTCGCAATGAATTGGCTAACCTTAATAATAACAGTGAGCGTACTAACCCTGATTTAGCTTCTTTAGAATCAACTAAACAAAGCTTAAAGACGGCAACACGAAACATTTATAATAAGATAAGCGGTGAACAGGCTGGTGCACCCGCTGAAACTTCAGAATCAGAAAGCACAGTACGTTTTGATAATAGCGGTTCACCAATACTGCGCAATTTTCAACCTCCAGGTGATGGGGAACTCTATACCGTGGAAGGTCTAATAGAGGGAATGACAAATTCTAATTAATCATTATGTTTTTTAAACAATTTCCAAAAACATCATACAGCATTGAGAATGATGCTATACAATCCCAGATCACAGACTATTTCCGTTATGTTGATGTGGTCGAAAAGTTTGCTGATGATCTTTATGCGTATCAAAACGTGGATATCATTGATGGCGAAAGGCCTGATAACTTATCACAAAGACTATATGGCACACCTGATTATTACTGGACATTTTTTATTGCAAATGATGACCTAAAGTCTGGCTTGTCAGCATGGCCGAAAAGCGATTTTGAATTAAGCCAGCATATAACCAATCAGTTTAAAAACCTTTCGGCATTTCGATTTCCAATTTTCGAAGATGCACCAAGTGAAGGTGACAAAACAACTCCTTTAGGCATACCAATCACAAACGAAAAGTACTTACCATACTTACGTCTTTGCTTGCTTATTGACACCTTACAAACAGATGCTTCAGTTTCGGTCAAAGTCTTTGCAAACGCTAAAATAGTTGACTTTGAACCAAACCTTTCGCAGATTTGGATCGACAATTCCACCTTGACATGGTCTTCTGATTATGATCCTTATAATGATCAGGTCGGCGATGGTGGAACTCTTGATACAAAATATTCTGCCGAATCAAAGACTGCAATGTTTAATACCTCTTCGTCACAAAAAGAAAACTATAGCATTCAATTCTTTGAAGATTCGACTACACCGGTTGGCCTTAAAACCGCGTTTATTCAAGAAACTCTTGAAACTGCTACGGCATTACAACCTAGTCGAGCAACCGAATATCGTAATATGTCTTTAACAACATTCGCAAATGGCAGATACGAAATTACTAATTCACAGTTTTGGCAAGACGGTAAGAATGCACCTGCATATTATTTAAACAGCAATACCGAATATATGTCAGGGCCCGAATCAACATCCTATGTTTCGTATGAGGATGAAATCATAGAAGAAAACGACGATCGAAGAACAATTAAAGTCGTTGCATCTCCATACATTGATTCATTTGCACAAGATTATAAAAGACTACTAAATGAGTAATGAATTCACAAGGTCGCATGTCGGTGAAGGCGGTAGTTCTTTAAAGGACTCTGCCTATCAACTGAAAAGGTGCGAGATATATCGCCGTGATGCTGATGAAGGAGGGGACGTAGTCGATATTCGTCGACTTGTCGGATATGTACGTATACATGAGAGTCTTTTTAATCCAACTCTTGTCTTTGAGCTTGGTATAAGGGATGACTACAATTTCCTTGAAGAGTTTAACTTAAAGGGTGACGAAATTATTTCACTTCAATTCCAAACAAAGGTCTTTGATCTCGATCCTGTCACACATGAATATCAAATGCATGTGACAAAAATAAATGATTATGCCCGAGGAGACTCTCAAGTGCATGCTTATACACTGATTGGTATGTCAGCTCATGCGTATAATGCACCTTTAGTCAAATCAAATCTCGTGTGTAATGGAATAACGACCAGCTTTATTCACAAACTTTGCAATGGTATCGGCACAGATCTTGTTCAAAAACCCGATTTAGTTGACACATGTAGTTCTCGTGCACACACTGTATTTGGTATGAGAAATCCTCTTCAGGCAGCGCTTGAACTTCTTTCTGTCTCTTATGACGAAAAGGAAACACCTTACTTTCTTTATCAAACTTTATCGAATCACATTTATCTCGCGCCTTTGAGTTGGATGAACGATCGTGAGGAGAATCCTGTATATCGAACCTTTACATACACAGATCAACTCAAATCGGATCCAAATACTGACCTCGAATACGTTGAAAGATCATCACAAATCGTAAAGCTTTCCTCGAACATTGGTACTTCTCCAATCGAGCAGGCGAAAAAAGGATATGGGCCAACGACTCTTTATGAGATGAATTTAAATACAAAAGCCAAGTCTCGTCGTCGCATTAATACTTCTCCTACTCCAATTATCGGATCGTCCTTTGGTTATTATAATCCAAACGTATCATACAAATTTACTCAGCCCGATTCAAACGATAATCCCGAAACATTACCTCCTCTTTCTGTTCTCAAAGCAAAGCACGAAGAAAGACTGAAGGCACAGATTGTAGCATATGATACCTATTCCCATCAGTTTAGTGTTATGGGTGACATGCTTCTTAATCCCGGCAGAACCGTTCGATTACAGTTTCCTAAGACACTTGATCCATCGGTCAATCCGACACGAGACATCTTCGACGAAAAACTATCGGGTGATTATCTTATTTTTCAGGCGGTCCATACATTCCAAGAAGGAAAGCACACGACCGACGTCATCGCAAAAACAAATTCATGATACAGAATCCATATTTCTTTATTGGTACAGTGATCGAAGTCGACGATAGTCGAGAACTTTCAAGAGTACGTGTTCAGATATTCGGCGAACACGACGAATTCACCGAAGAAGACCTGCAAGAACTCCCTTGGTCGACTGTTATGTTACCGACCACGACAGCAGGACTACCCGGAATATCGGCAAGCATCGGCCTGAAAAGAGGCAGTACCGTCCTCGGTCTTTATGTTAATCAATCTGATACACTCGTTCTGGGTTGTATTCAATCATCATCACAGTCATCATGAGTCAAATTCGATACACAGGAGCCGACGGCCCGACAGACATAAACGCAATCTCATCCCGACAAAACGCTGTCATTCAAGATGTACCAGTAGCAAGTCGATCGTATTTATCTACTCTTACCGACGAAGAGAAACCCACATCGGAAACATGGTCGTCTAAACCTCTCGAAGATACATATAATCCCTTATATGAATATGTACAAACCACTCAAACCGAATCAGGACATACAATCGAGTATGATGATACACCCGGATACGAAAGAATAGCCCATACACATGCCTCAGGTACCTTTCATGAGTTTCAAGCAGATGGATCAGAACAATGTAGTATAAGAGGAGATAGCTATAAACTTGTCGCAGGAGATAACTTTGTCTATATAGTTGGAAATTGCAATTTAACTGTTGATGGAGACGTAAAGACACTCGTAAACGGTAACTATCATCTTGAGGTGGTCGGAGACTATACCGAGACAGTGCACGGCAATCGCTTATCGAAAGTACACCTTTCTTCTTTAGCAGAGATCGGAGAAGATCATGGCACGAACATTGGCCGTAATCAGATCATCACAGTCACAGGAACACGCCGAGATACAGTACAAGACGATGTAGACTTTACATGTGCTGGTAGTTTCGACACGACAATCATCGGCGATCGTAATGATACGACACTCTCGAGACACTTCATTACATCTACGAATAGCATGAAGATGAACTGCTCAGAACCTATACACATCCAGTCAGAAGGCACGATACACTGTACTTCACCTGTATTCAAAGCTTCCGGTGATGTATTAGCAGGCGGAGGTAACGTTTCGCTTATTACACACTTACATACACAGAATAATGGTAACGATGCTGGCGGAGGAGTCGATGTATCTGATCCTATTGGCGGAACAGGCGTCGGAGCATGATATAAATACTAACACATGGTAGGAACACCGTCATCACAGGGCTCAGCAGAAGTCATTGCAAGAGGCACTAACTCTTATACTAATACATGGTCGGATTCGTCTTCGATATCGACGATTGAATCTGCTTGGACTCAGTGGAATAACTATCCTTCTGTAGTACGTATTGGTAACTTTGTTTATTGCTTTCAGAGACTCATCCATCACGGCGGAGCTCGGATTGTTACTTATACTCTGATTGATATCGTACCTGATCCGAATGATCCTACACGTCTCGGAGATAGCGTAGCGTATCCTTATATTACTTCAACTTCTCCGTCAGTCGATCGTGTATTAACAGGATATAATACCGAGGAGACAGTATCGGAGAAGAGTTTCGTATTGGATGTCGAGAATAAAGAACATCTCGGATATCAGAGTGGCGCGACACAAGATCGAACCTATGGTGGTTACTTTCAGACAAGTTACTCCACATACGAGAAGGTACTCCTTTCCTTTACAGATGGATCAGTATCAAGTGCTAGAGTATCACGTACAAGTTCCGGCTCAGATCCAGAACGTCTTTATGGCTGGGGTGGAGTCAATTACTTAAAGCAAGCAGACGGATCGTATTATACAACCAATGCATTTCAGTATATACATGCACCGGTGTTTGACTATAATCAATTC